TACCATGGATACTCTGCGTAATCGCATCGTCGGTTATGCATCGACCGTCTCCCTCTGGGGTGGTCGCAAATACGTCATTCTTGATGAGGCTGATTACCTATCGCATCACGTGCAACCTGCGCTCCGCAATTTTATGGAGCAATATTCGCACAACTGCGGGTTCGTCTTGACCTGTAATTTTAAGAACAAGATCATCGAGCCTCTGCAATCGAGGTGTTCGACGATCGAATTTAGGGTGACCAACAAGGATAAGCCTGTCATCGCAGCACAGTTCATGGGTAGGGCATGTGAAATCCTAACCAAAGAAGGTGTGAACTTTGACAAGAAGATCGTCGCCGAGCTGATCAAAAAGCACTTTCCAGATTGGCGTCGAGTGCTCAACGAGCTTCAGCGCCATGCTAGCAACGGCTCGATAGACTCTAGCATCCTAAGCACAATGGCCGATGTCGATCTAAAGGATCTGGTCAAGACGCTTAAGGAGAAAGATTTCACGGCGATGCGTCGTTGGGTCGGACAGAACTCTACCGTCGATCAGAATACGCTCTATCGTCAACTTTATGATAATGCGTATGACCTCTTGAAGCCTTCGAGCATTCCTAACCTTGTCCTCATCCTTGCGGACTATCAATATAAGGCTGGGTTTGTGGTCAACCCAGAGATCAACCTGGCAGCCTGTCTTACCCAAATCATGATGGACTGTGAATGGGTATGACTGACGAACCCGAGGACATCTTCACCTTAGTGAAGGCGATAAGCAAGACCAAGCGAGACTATTTCAGAGATGATGCTACCTCTGAGAGGTCAAATAGGGTATACGTGCCCTTCATTGTCAACAAAGCCCTATCCTTTCATGTCGATACTATTCTATACTCGAATGAGGTCAATCAGAGAGGACACCTACCTAACCTGTTACAACACGACTATTTGATAAATACCATCAGGTCTCGAAGCCGAAAGCCTGAGAAATGGCCAAAGCCTTTTGAGGACAAAGACATAGACGCCGTAATGGAATACTATGGTTGTAACTATAATCGGGCCAAGGAGTATCTGACCATCCTGACAAAGGACCAGCTCTCCGTAATCCACGATAGGATATTTAAAGGTGGGGCTGATGACAATAGACATATCAGAGATGGTAGAAATCCGGCTAAAAAGCCCTGAAGATTTCTTAAAGATCAGAGAGACATTGACCAGGATAGGGGTTGCATCTAAAAAAGATCAGACCCTATATCAGTCATGTCATATTCTTCATAAGCAACGTCGATATTTCATCGTGCATTTCAAAGAGCTTTTTGCTCTCGATGGAAAACCTACTAATTTCGACGATGATGACATGATGCGTAGGAATACGATAGTTAATCTGCTAGCTGAATGGGGATTGGTAGAGCTGGTTGATCCGGCAGCCACCAAAGATAAAGTTGCGCCGATCTCTCAGATCAAGGTCCTCTCACACAAGGAAAAGGGTGAGTGGAACCTTCAAGCAAAGTATAGCATTGGTAAGAAAAGGACACCCTAATGGCACAACCAGTTATCGAGGCTCTTAAGGTAGCTCTCGCAGATACCTTCACTTTTTATCTCAAGGCTCACTATTTTCATTGGAATGTGCAGGGTCCTGACTTCAAACAATACCATGATCTTTTTGGTGGCATCTGGGAAGAAGTATTTGGTGCGGTTGATCCTTTAGCCGAGTTTATTCGTACTATGGGATCATATGCACCGGGTACACTTGGTCGTTTCAAGGAGCTTACAACTCTAGTGGAACTTGATACTGTACCAGAAGCGCGTGAGATGGTTCTTGCGCTAGCTGTAGATAATGCTAAGGTTCTACAGTCAATTAAAACTGCATTCTCCGAAGCCGAAAATGCTGGTGCTCTCGCAGTTGCTAATTTTCTACAAGATCGTATGGCCGCGCATGAGAAGCACGGCTGGTTCCTTCATTCAACCCTGGGAAACAATGTGAATGACTAATTTCAATATGGTTGCTGAGTTTATGAATGCCGCTGAGCAAGATGTGCATACTACACCAGCTTGGCCTGAAGATAATATTAGGCTTCTTCGATATAAGCTAATCGATGAGGAACTTACAGAACTTCATGAAGCGATGGTCAATGAAGATATCGTTGAAATCGCTGATGCACTTACCGATTTGCTTTATGTTGTATATGGTGCCGGTCATGCCTATGGTATCGATCTGGATCGATGCTTCGCAGAGGTTCATCGCTCCAACATGAGCAAGTTCGTCGATGGTAAGCGCATCAAGAATGCCGATGGTAAGGTGATGAAACCTGACACCTATAGCCCGCCCGATCTATCATTTTTACTTCCTGAGATGACAGACTTGCCCTTGACAGAAGAATAGTTATATGATAAATATAGACAGCATTGCCCAATAGGGGATGCTTTCTATATCAACCCTCGCTTAACGAAGGAGGAACCAATATGGTTTTATTTCCCGATTTGTCCAAGCTGGACACATTCTCAGTCGGCTTCAATGAAGTCTCAAAGCGTCTGCTAGAAGCCCACGAGAATCTATCAAAAGCAGTGCCCGGCTGGCCTCCCTACAACATCGTCAAGGTCGACGAGAACAAGTATGTCATTGAGCTGGCTGTCGCTGGCTTTGGCAAGTCTGACCTTGAGATCGAGATTCAGGAAGGTCGCCTGTTGATCCGTGGTGCCACCAAGAGCGATGAGAAGGCAAACTTTCTGCATAAAGGAATTGCTGATCGCGCCTTCCGTCGCGAGTTCCATCTCGCTGATACGGTGGAAGTCAAGAATGCGGAGATCGTCAACGGTCTGCTAAAGGTATGGCTGGAGAATATCATTCCAGACCATAAGAAGCCGCGCAAGGTTGACATCGAAGAAACCGGCGATACCCCTAGTAAGAAGTCAACAAAGCAACAGCTCAACGGGTAACCCGTTGGGTCTTTTTAAGGGGAGAGGCAATCGCCTCTCCCCTGTTTTCATTTGGAGGAAGATATGTTTCATAGAGCAATGACTAAAATACGCACGCTATATACAGAATGGTGTGAGAGTCAAGAAGTTGCATTTGCGCTGGCCGACCATCGGATTGCGAAAGAGCATCGGATCTTGCTTCAAGCCAAGCTAGATGAACTCAATTCAAATAACCGCTAGGAGGCACTAATGCTGACAGCAGATATCCTGCACAAATGTTTTCCCAAGGCCAACAAGGATAACCTCAACAAGTATGCTGATGCGCTAGTCGCAGCCTGCGAAGAGTTTGAGATCAACACACCTAAGAGGGTCGCAGGGTTTCTGTCTCAGGTCGCACATGAGTCTGCTCAGTTCAGCGCGGTCAAAGAAAATCTCAATTACAAGGCTCAAGCCTTGAGTGCGCTTTTTGGATCACGCATCACAGCCGCACAAGCTGCCGATGTGGGTCGTGATGATACGACTAAGAAGCCTGCTAACCAAGAAGGCATCGCCAACATCATCTATGGTGGCGCATGGGGTTCTAAGAACCTGGGCAATGTGAACGAAGGTGACGGTTGGAAATTCCGCGGCCGCGGTCTGATCCAACTGACAGGCCGTAGTAATTACACCAATTGCGGCAAGGGTCTTGGTAAGGATCTAGCTGAGGATCCATCATACGTTGAGACCCCAGAAGGCGCCGCCCGTTCTGCTGCGTGGTTCTGGAAGTCTCGCGGCCTAAATGAAGTCGCTGATACAGGCGATGTCGTCAAGATGACTAAGCTGGTTAACGGCGGGAATCTAGGCCTCGCTGACCGAGAGCATCACTATCACGAGATCCTCGGCGTCCTCGGCGCCGAGTAATGCTTTCTGATAATCCGATCATCGGCATGAAGCTGGTGAGCGGTGAGGAGATCATAACCCACGCGCGCTTTAGTAAAATTGAGCGCGTGTGGCATCTCCAGTTCCCAGGTATGCTAGTTCCTATGACCAGCTCATCAGGTAAGCCGTCGATAGGTGTCGGTGACTATCTACCTTTCACACAGAATAAAGAGATAACCATACGTGAGGACTGCGTGATGTTCACGTATGTACCTGATAATGAGATGATCACAGGTTACAAGAGCAACTTTGATTCCGAAGAATTACCAGACGAAGCTAACGTTTTACCCTTTACACGCAAGTAAAAACCCTGTATAATGGGACCTATGACAAAGTTTTATACATTTGCTTTCCAAATCGGTAACACGATTCACGTCCGTGGCTATGAGAACGGAATCCGTTTCTCTGAGAAGGTTAAATACCGGCCGACCCTCTTTATACCATCAAAGCGAAAAGGCCTGACCCCAAAGTCGGGCTGGAAAAGTATTTGGGGTACCGAGGTTGAACCATGCCAATTTGGTGATATCCGCGAGGCTAAAGATTTCATTGAGCAATATAGCGATGTATCCAATTTCGATATCTTTGGCTTACCTCGCTTTCAATATGCATATCTCAATGAAGAATATCCATATGAAATCCAATATGATCGTGACCTAATCGAGATTGCCAATCTTGATATCGAGGTTGGTTCTGATAATGGATTCCCAACACCA